AAATATACATTGTTAAGATATTCTTCGGTGAACCAATCATATGTAGCGTGTGCTACAACAAACTCAGATACCGATGTATACGACTTGACTACATCAGTATTCCAAGTGGTATTATCTATTGTTATTGTTATATTATCCATATTAAACTACTGTTGTTATTACTTGACCGTTACCAAATCCTGGCATAGAACCTGCGCTTAATTGAGCTGCCGTAGGAGTAGTTATAGTAATCTCCTGACCTGCGGTAATTGATGCTGACATTACAAAATTCAATGTTTTTGTAGCAGCCGTTGCAGTTATTGAAGTAATAGTCAATGTTGCACCTGTATTATTATTAACTACCGCCCAGTTAGCATAAAGACCTGCTAATGTAGCACCATAAGTGTCATACAAGTCTACTGCACCACCATCGGTAGTAATTCTAATCTTACCTGTTGTACCTGTAAATGATGTATGGATATTTAACTCTAAGTTACGCAAACCTACGATGTTATTAACCTTTTGTGAAGTAGGTAATACATAGTAAGCCATTGATTGCATCAACTCGTTAGCATCAGAGAATATCAATCCGATCTTGTGTGTTGTAACACCATCAGCAGATAACTTAGGTAAAGGGCAGATAATCAAGTCAAGGCTAAGACCTTGAAGTACGTTACCAAGAGTATTATCATCAGGTGTAGTTCCGATTACCGCATTCGCAGTCTTATCGAATAACAATACATCGTATGAATCTTGATGTCCTTCAAAAGTAGTAAGCATAACATCGTAGTTCATACCACCATTCTTATACTCCCACTCAAAGTGGAACTTACCTTTCTTACCAAGAATCATTGAGCCATATCCTGTTGAAGTAGTAGTCGTTTCCGTACTCTTATCTTCAATGTTTATGAACTTACCGATTGGGTAACCTCTTCCTGATTCAGGACTATATTGCGCTGAACCTGCTACTGATGAACCATTCAAGACTGAGAATAAAGTCTGAACGTGCGTTTGTGTGAACTTAGTCCCTTTTGGGATAAGCATAAATTTTTCAATAGTTCCAAAGTCAAAGGAACATTGAGGAATTCCTGTATTACTATTCGCAGTATTACAAGCGATTATGTTTGTGTATGTTGCCATAATTTTTAATTTGTTTTATAAAATGATTCTGAATTTAAATATTGATCGTCAACCAAAACGCTATAAGTTACATCCGTAGGCGATAATGGTTTTTGTTGGTTAATTGTTGTTGTTATTTCAGTTGTATCTAATACATAAGGCGCAAAGAATTGTTGGTATTGTAGGTTACCGCCATTTGATGTCAATTCAATTTGTTCTATGTTTTTTTCAGAATAAATAAATTTATGAGTAACATCAAATGGGTAATCGCTATAATCTACTCCTGATACAACAAAGTTGTTTAAATAATGCTTAACAAATGTAGTGCATTTAACAGCATTGCCACTTTTGACGTAGAATCCGAAATATAATTTACTCCTTGTTGTACCATCATCTCCAATAACGTATCCATAGTAACTGCCATCTTCCAACCCTAAAGTTTGAAACAACACAGGGTCTCCATCAACTTCTATCTTCTTGTTACCCATATTTGCTTGAGATGAAATAGGATAATACAAGTAATAACTTGGAGTAGGAACTACACCATTGATGTATTGTGCATTATTTAGAGTTACACCTATTGTAAAGTTAGTTGCCGATATGCTTAACTCCGCTACGTTATTCAAGTATGTCAACTGAACTGGAGGGCCATAGTTAAACCCAACACAACGTGATGGTACAACTCCTAACTTCAATCCACTTATGATAATACCATCAACGCAATCAGGAAGTAAGTACTTAGTATTACCTTGTGTTCCATCAACTCCCAAGTGCATATTATCAGTCTTGGTATGCTCAATGGATATACCATAACCTAAGAAGTAAGGCGATTCAGCAAGTACCGACATCAACTCAGCATAGATAGGATATAATATTGGTGTGTAATTATCTACTTCTCTGTCCTCACTCTCTTTCGTGGGTGTAGATGGAGTTACAATCACCAATGTTAATGATACTTCAACAAGGTCGGTGTTAGCTTTATACTTCTCATCAAAGTTGCGTAATAATGCAACAAGAGGATACTTTGCTTCATCAAATGTTGCAACCTGAGATTCCTTACTCAGCCTTTCCATTAACTTAATCCAAGTCTCGCATTTGAATGATACTCTTGGAATGTCAAGTGATGCTTCATCTATTAAGTTAGTCTCTACCTCGCTAACAATCGCCTTCATAATTGAAGGTATAGATATAGGAAGTGAAGTATAGGTTGCTCCCATTAGATGCCGAATGTATTAATCTTTCTATATAAGTTTACGAACTCTTGAGACCTTGCGTAATAATCGTTGCCTATCCAAGATGGATATATGTCTTGATTAGCGTATAAGAATCCGTATAGCTTGATATTAAAATCAACCATCTCATTCCAAGCACTACACATTGGAATCTCAGGAGAGACACGAGTAGCGTTTTCCGCTACCGTGTTCACCTGACCAATTCCTGTTGTTTGTTGTGCGTTGTTTTTCAACAACTGATAATAAATGTAATTCGCTATGGGATTCGTACCAACCGATGCAAAACCATACCATTTCTCCGTGCGACCTGTCCAAACATCAGTATAGGTAACCCCATCTCTGATATTCTTGTAAATAGTCGTATTAGTCAATAAACCATTCTCAAATAAATCATATAGTTCATAGCCAAGTATATATTGCAAATACTCAGGTTCATATTTATTAATGAACGCAGTAGCTTTTGCACCTTCTATGGTAGCTTGTGAAGTTACATTAGGTAAATAAATATTACCTGCGAAATGATTTAATTGAGTTATTTGGCTCATACTATCGTGTAAATGGAATTAGTTTGACATTATAAACCCTCGTAGATTGAGTACCTGTTGAAACAAGTTTTAAACGGATATAAGTTACTCTTGGAGAGTTTACTGAATTAAGTA